GATGGATTACTATGAAGAGGCACTGGGACTAGATCCTGAAGATGTAGAAGAAGAGATCATCGAGCAAGAAGATGGCTCCGTGATTGTTAACTACATTCCAAAAGCCTCACCTAAAGAAGCACCAGAATTTTATGCCAACTTGGCCGAAGAGTTTGATGAAGATATTCTTGAGACATTAGCCAATGAATATTTAGACCTTATCGACGTCGATAAAGAGTCACGCAAACAACGAGATAAACAGTACGAAGAAGGTCTTCGTCGCACTGGACTCGGCAAGGACGCGCCCGGAGGAGCCACGTTTGACGGAGCTTCCAAAGTCGTCCACCCAATCATGGCAGAGGCATGCGTTGACTTCGCTGCGTCTTCCTCCAAAGAATTACTGCCACCAGATGGCATTGTCCGCTCTAACGTTAAGGGCCAAGCAGATCGTCTTAAAGAAGATACTGCAGCTCGTAAGGTTGACTTCCTTAACTGGCAGCTCACAGAACAGATCGCAGAGTACCGCGATGAGATGGAACAGTTACTCACACAACTACCGCTAGGTGGTTCACAGTTCCTCAAGTGGCGTTTTGATTCAGAGCAAAAGCGTCCTACTTGCGAGTGGGTACCAATTGACAATATCCTTTTACCATACTCTTCTACTAACTTCTACACATCACAGCGTGTAACTGAAGTACAAGACATTACAGAAGATACATTCCTACAGCGCGTCTCTGCCGGTGTATACCGCGACATTGACAGCACCTATACATCAGACGCACCACTTACAGACCAGACAGGTTCACAAAAAGCCAACAACAAGATTGAAGGTAAAGAGGACCCATCTACAAACGTTGACGGCCTGCGTCGTATCTACGAGATTACTTGTTTCTTGCGTCTTGAAGATGACAACGAGACCGATGGTCGTCGTGCACCGTACATCCTCACCATTGATGAGACAACTTCTAAAGTTTTAGCTCTATACCGTAACTGGGAGTGTAATGATGAAAAACTCACAAAACTCGAATGGTATGTTGAGTTTAAGTTTATCCCTTGGCGTGGTGCTTACGCAATTGGGTTACCTCACCTTATTGGTGGTCTCTCCGCTGCTCTTACTGGTTCTTTGCGTGCCCTATTGGACGCTGCTCACATTAATAACAGCCAAACACTTCTTAAACTCAAAGGTGGACGAATTGGTGGACAGTCTGACCGCATCGAGCCAACACAAGTAATTGAGATTGAAGGCGCACCTGGAGTAGACGACGTACGTAAATTGGCAATGCCAATGCCGTTTAACCAACCATCTTCTGTACTGTTTAACTTACTAGGTTGGTTGACAGACGCAGCAAAAGGCGTGGTATCTACTGCCGAAGAAAAGATTGGCCAAGCAAATAACAACATGCCTGTTGGTACAGCCCAAGCTCTCATCGAGCAAGGCGCTAAAGTATTCTCAGCAATCCATGCTCGCTTACATCGCTCACAGGCTAAGTCACTGGCAATCGTATCCAGATTAAACCACTGGTACTTAGATGAGATGGACAACCAGTCCGGCTCTGAAATTCAGATCCGTGACTTTGCGTATAACAATGACGTACGTCCAGTATCAGACCCTAACATCTTCTCTGAGACACAGCGTGTCGCCCAGAACCAAGCCCTCTTGCAGATGGCTAATTCAGCGCCTCCAGGAATGCTTGACG